TCATAACTTAACAACGGAGGAAAGTATGAGTAAATCAATGACGAAGTATCAGTTGGAGCACTTTCAAGATAAAGTGAGAAGACAATTCCAACCACTGATAGAAGACCAAGAGCTGTTAGTAAAACAGTTTAAAGCTAAGGCGACTGATGTTGCTGTTAAAAAGCTGGCTAAAAAAATTGGTGCTGATAAAATCATCAATAAATTTAGACAAGCTGAAAAAATGTTAGAGGAAGCAAGGGCAACCGCTATAACATTTTTTGAACAGAAAAAACCTAAAGACGCTGAACTTAATTATAGCTTTAGAAATATCGGTACTAGTTATAGAGATGAGAAGTTGTCTTTAGGTGATTGTGAAGAGCAGTTGAGAAGCTGGGCTTCAAATCAAGCTGAAAAAGAAATAGAGCGAAGACCAGAGGGAGCAAGATTAAGACAGTTAAAAGAGCTAAAACAAAAGGCCTTGGATACTGTTATGGAAGCTGGAACTCCAGACAGTCTAGCTATTTCTTTAGATCAAGTAAGTAAAAAAATTGGCTTAAGGTGGAATCAAGATTTAACCGCTTTACCCAATATAAAAAACGAAAACTAAACACTTGACAAGTTATGGGATATTATGTTATTAATATCCCATAACCAACGAAAGGAAAATATGACATATATAGTAATAGAAAAAACAGAGTACAAAAACATCTCGCCAAGTGTGAGAATAGTAGACGACGAAGCATATGACTTGGAAACTGCACAAGCAGTTAAAAAAGTATGTGAGTTAAAAAATGATAGAGACAATAAAACTTTTCATTTAATGAAAGTAAGTTTTAATGATCTTCGAGTAGTTAAAAAAGATGAGAACTTTAATTACTCTCAATTAGAACTACCATTTAACGAGGCAATATAATGACGACAGGATATATGATTGCCATTGGTCTTGGTCTATTTGCCTTTATCATCTTAGCATTACTTGGTGTTATGGGTACATTAGAAGCTATTAACGAACAGAATGAGAGGGCAAAATGGGAAGAGTGGTCGAAGAGAAGACGCGAGAATTCATAGAGCAAGGCAATGAGAAAAAAGAAGCACGGCGCATGGCACACGACTACTGCCAACGCCAGCAGATATGTCGGTGTTGTAGTAATCATGTGAAGCCAGACAGCTGGTCTACTTCTCTCAAAGGATATTGCTTGACCTGTGGATAGTTAAGTCAATATGTCATAGTGTCGCACCCTAGTAGTGCAGGGTGCGACATCTTGTCGCAGGTGCAGGGAAGAGCATGTGGGCGGGTCCCACCCAGAGTTAATAGAGGTACCAGACCAAAGTCAAAAGTCGAACTTTTTAAAAGGGGGGAGGGGTATAAAACAAAAAAAGGGATCCTAAAATGTGTACTATAGTGTTTGATTTAGACATAGATTCCTGATAAATACTTTTTGGTACCATAATTAAATATTATGCTTAGTTTAGAACAAATTAATAAAATCGCAGATCCGAAAGTTAGAAGACAATTAAAATTAGATATTTTAACTAGGGTTAAAAAAACTACACAACAAAAATACAGAACTGATTTTTTATCTTTTGTAAAATACACTTGGCCTGAATTTGTTGAGGGTAGGCATCATACAGAAATAGCGGATGCATTTAACAGAATATTATCTGGAGAATGTAAAAGATTAATTATTAATATGCCTCCAAGACATACGAAATCTGAATTTGCATCTTATTTTTTACCCGCTTGGATGATTGGTAACAGACCTAATTTAAAAATTATTCAGGCTACTCACACAGCAGAACTAGCAATTCGTTTTGGAAGAAAAGCTAAAACATTAATGGATTCCGATGAATACAAAGAATTATTTAGTACAAGATTAAGAGAAGACTCAAAAGCTGCTGGACGTTGGGAAACTAATGGAGGCGGTGAATATTTTGCAGTTGGTGTTCAAGGTGCTGTTACAGGACGAGGTGCGGATTTATTAATTATTGACGATCCACATTCAGAGCAAGATGTTAATTCACCTACAGCATTTGATAATGCTTATGAATGGTATACCTCTGGACCAAGACAACGTCTTCAACCTGGTGGAGCAATTGTTATTGTAATGACAAGATGGTCTACAAAAGATTTAACAGCACAACTTGTTAACGCTGGAGCTAAAGAAGCAAAAGCAGATCAATGGGAAGTAATTGAGTTTCCTGCAATACTACCCAATGGAAAACCTGTATGGCCACAATATTGGAAGTTAGAAGAATTAGAAAAAGTTAAAGCATCAGCTGGTATTGCAAAATGGAATGCACAGTATATGCAAAATCCAACTGCAGAAGAAGGTGCATTATTAAAACGTGAGTGGTGGAAGAATTGGGATAAAGATTATTTACCTCCATTACAACATGTCATCCAAAGTTATGATACCGCATTTATGAAAAAAGAAACTGCTGACTATTCTGCTATTACCACTTGGGGAATCTTTCAAGAAAATGAAGGTGATCCTCAACATATTATTTTATTGGATGCATTAAAAGATAGATTAGAATTTCCAGAACTAAGAAGAGTTGCAAAAGAACAATATGATTATTGGCAACCGGAAACAGTTTTAGTGGAAGCAAAAGCTTCTGGTCTTCCATTAACCTACGAACTCAGACAGATGGGGATACCCGTTGTTAATTTTTCTCCCTCTAAAGGTAACGACAAACACAGCCGTGTTAATTCTGTAGCCCCACTGTTTGAGTCTGGTATGGTTTGGGCTCCTAAAGATAGAGAGTTTGCTCAAGAAGTAATTGAAGAGTGTGCATCTTTTCCATATGGAGATCATGATGACTTAGTAGATAGTACAACACAAGCATTAATGCGATTTAGACAAGGCGGCTTGATTATTCATCCAGAAGACTATATAGATAACGATCTACCTAGAAAAAAACGAACTTATTATTGGTAAATGAAAAAATCTAAAAGATTAACTCTGACTATACCACCAAAATCAGGTCCACAATCTCAAGGCTTGAATGTTGATTATAATACTGTTAAAGATGTAAAATTGGAGAAAATTAATGGCAGATATAGAAAAAGCACTTCCAAACGAAGTTAGGAAATCAATTGAAATCGAAGGCCCAGAAACTGCCGTCGAAGAGAATATTGAATTACAAGAAGACCAACCAAATGTTGGTGAAACAGAAATTACAGAATTAGAAGACGGTGGAGTAGAAATTAATTTTGAACCAGGAGCCTTCAACCAGGCTCAATCAGAAAATCATTACGACAATCTAGCCGAGTTACTACCCGAGGAAATATTGATGCCTCTTGGTTCAGAATTATATCAAAACTATACCGACTATAGATCTTCAAGACAAGATTGGGAAAGTGCCTATGTGAAAGGTTTAGATTTATTAGGATTTAAATACGAAGACAGAACAGAACCTTTTCAAGGTGCAGCAGGTGCCACGCACCCTGTGCTTGCAGAAGCGGTTACTCAATTCCAAGCTTTGGCTTATAAAGAATTGCTCCCGGCTCAAGGACCTGTAAGAACTCAAATTATTGGAGCTGTCACTCCTGAAAGAGAAGCCCAAGCTCAAAGAGTTAAAGAATTTATGAATTATCAAATTATGGATCAAATGACAGAATATGAACCAGAGTTTGATCAAATGTTATTTTACTTACCATTAGCAGGTTCTGCTTTTAAAAAAGTTTACTACGATGACTTAATGGGAAGAGCTGTTTCTAAGTTTGTTCCCGCAGATGATTTAATCGTTCCGTACTCAGCTACCTCATTAGATGACGCGGAATCGATTATTCATCGATTAAAAATTTCTGAAAATGAATTACGAAAACAACAAGTCACAGGATTCTATAGAGACATAGAATTAACACCTGGTTATGATCAACAAGATGATTTAGAAAAAAAAGAACATGAATTAGAAGGTACTAGACAAACTGGCAGACAAGAAGATGTATTCACATTATTAGAGTGCCATGTTAATCTTGATCTTGAGGGTTTTGAAGATCGAGGGCCCGATGGGGAATTAACTGGTATTAAATTACCTTATATTGTAACGATCGAAGCAAACTCTCGACAAATATTAAGTATTAGAAGAAACTATGAAGTAGCGGATCTAAAGAGAAAAAAGATTTCTTATTTCGTACATTTCAAATTTTTACCAGGACTTGGTTTTTATGGTTTTGGTTTAATTCATATGATTGGTGGTTTATCAAGAACGGCTACTTCAGCATTAAGAAGTTTATTGGATGCTGGAACTTTATCCAACTTACCTGCAGGATTTAAACAACGTGGAATCAGAATTAGAGATGATGCGCAATCGATACAACCTGGTGAATTCAGAGATGTCGATGCTCCTGGTGGAAACATCAGAGATGCTTTTATGACCCTTCCGTTCAAGGAGCCAAGCGCAACACTTCTTCAACTTATGGGTGTCGTTGTACAAGCTGGTCAGCGTTTTGCATCTATAGCTGACATGCAAGTAGGTGAGGGAAATCAACAAGCTGCAGTGGGAACGACAGTTGCATTGCTT